TGGCAGGGGTAGGCCTCATCGTGAGGGTAGATACCTGTCTCTACCCATCGCACTAGCCAGCCTGTGCCATTACAGCTGGGGCAGATAATCGTACCGTGAGTTATGCCGGCGTCGTCTGGTATGAGTCGGGCTGATATGTCTTTGAATATGCGGCGCATGTCGAGCAGGCTTGGTGGGGTTTTGTAATCCTCTAGTTTTCGGCTGATTATTTTGAGTACGCCGGCTGGGTGTAGTGAAAGTAGGGCTATCCATTCTTGCTCTATTGTTGGGGGTTCGGTTGGGCCGTTGCGCCAGCGTCTCCAGGGTACGTGCTTAGGTTGGTACCAATCTGCCCATATCTCTAATTGTGTTTTGGCTGTTGCTATTTCCATTTTGGTTATCTCCCTATTAGTAAAGTTTTATAGACGGTTCATTTTCTTTATAGTTGTTAGTGACAGTCTTTATTAGAGCGCCTGGTTTTCCGTCGTCGGTTTTCCAGGCGTCGGTTTTCCAGGCGTCGGTACAATGCTGTTAGGTATGTCTCGTACGTGTAGGTCTGTGACCATTTGCCCTCTTGTGTTTCGATACGTGTATCTGATGAGGTAGCCCTGGGCCTCTAGTTCGTCTAGGGCTGTACGTATGGCGTCTCTGCCCTCTAAGCCCTCACGGGCTAGCTGAGTGCTGCTACAGCGCCAATTATCAGGGCGGCTCAGGATAGATACCAATATGCCACGAGCACGATATGAGAGGCGGCTATCTCTGATAATGGCGTTACGTATCACGGTGAACGACTCGGTAGGTCTGGGCGCTCTAATTATCATTTGGTAAGGCCTCTAACGATTGGCGTAGCGTCTCTGTGGCGTCTCGTAAGGCGTCGCCGTATCGCTCAGCTATTACCGTGTTAAGGCGGTGTACCTCGTCAAGTAGTAGTAAGTATTTGGCGTAAAGCGTCTCGGTCTTTTGTATCTGTTTACTATATTTTTGCTGTAGGTCGTTTAATTGGTCTGCTGTAGTTCCCTTAGTCATTGAGTCCCCATATCGTAGTTTTACGGCCAGCAGCGGTAATCGTCCGGTGGCCTGTGTCTTTTAGTATCCCGATAGTAACCAGCTCGGCACGTCGAGAGCGTGCCCCACTATCGGAGAGTTTGGCGTCAGGGCATGAGCTCTGGCGTATTTTAAGTACCTCTATGAGCTGCTCATCTGTCATCTGGTGGTACATGAGAAACTCGTTTAGTACGATCTGCTGGCCTCGTGTCACGTTTACTGTGCGTGCGGCCTGGTGGCTCGTCTGTGGGTCTGTGGTGCGTGCGTGAGCGCCGAATAGGTCTAGTTGGTCGCTCATATCATCGCTTATACATGAGTGCGGCTATGTCACGGGCACGGTCTCGCTGATATTCCATATCTTTTAACTCACGGTGCAAATATTTGATTTGCTCGGCTTGCTGTTCGTTTTTATCTATCAGATAGTCAAGCTGGGCAAACATTTCTCTAACGGCTCTATCTAGCTTTTCGCTGGGTGTCATTTGTGTAATTCCTTTATCAGGTTGAGTAATCGGTTTAGGTCTGTTTCGTACTGTTCGCACGCTGGCGCTGGTCGACGTTCTGCTATCGCTACGTCTTGTAGGCGTGGTTTACGCTGTTTACGTATCTCACGCATTTTGTATGTGGCTGTCGTTTTGTTTTGGGCGGCGTCTGACGCCTCGGTTATGGCCTGCTCGGCTCGGTCATACCAGGCGTCTATAAGGTCGGCGGCGTCTCTGAGTAGGTCTGATAGGCCGAGGGCTTTATGTTTGCGCTCGTAGTAGCTGGCGTTTACTCTGAGGCGGTCTAATACGTTCTGGGTATGGTCGTCCACGTCTATAAATCCTGCGTATGGAATAGTAAGTAGATACTGCATGAGACTAGGAATAGCGACACGATCATTTAGAACGTCTCCATTTCTTTTAGTGCAGCGATCACGTTTACCAGGTCGGGCGTTTTAAGTTTGGAGAGTTTGGCACCAGGGCCGGCGACAGACTCGATAAGTACACGGGCCTCGTCGGGCGTGTATCGCTCAGCTATTTTAATTTTGATAGTCCGGCGGTGTTCCTCGTCTAATGCGATACGGTTGGCTGAGTCCTGGGCCAACTGCATTTCCTCACGGGACGGCCTCATATTCTTTTTAGACGCCGTGAACTTATAGTTAGCTAATGATCTACCGACGGCCGAGGTTTCTGTTACCTCGTAGCAGCTGGTGGCGTTAATGCCACGATCTGCCCGTAATTCCTCGGCGTATCCTGTAGCTGTCGCCTCTGCGTCGTCACGGTGTCGATATACCGACGCTTTAAAAACGACTCGTTTACCGTCGTCTGCCGTGCACTCGGTCATAATGCGGCCGTCTGGGCACTCTACCCAAAATAGGGCTACTCGCTCTGCTACCGAGGCGTAGTCATCATTGTTAAATGCCATGTCTGCTGCTCTTTTCTGCCGCCTATATCCCTAATAGGTGACTGTGAGACACTTTACAGATATGCGGTAAACATGTCAAGCATTACCGATTATGAGCCGTTTCTATTCATCGTCTTTAAGTAGTTCGGTAGCGAGATACAGAACTACTGACGCTATTGAAACATAGATAGCGGTACGTTGAGTATCACCATCTAGCACCAACGTAATTAGCGCCAGGCCTACAGCTAGTGAAAGAGTTTTAGCAGCCGTTTTAAACATTGGTACGCCTTGCTATTTTTGGTGGCAGGGGCACTCAGGCCGAGGGCAGTAGTAGTAGGCGTCGTCGTCGGGGGTATGGTTGCCGGCGTTATTTGTGGGCATAGTCAAAAGCTCGGTTATAGCGGTGAGTGTTTTTTGCCAGGCGTGAGCTACAGCGTTTTCGTAGGCCTGTCGCTGTGGGTCGTCGTCGTATGGCATTAGCTAAAGATTTTTTTTAACGCTGCATGTACTAAATCTGGGTGGTCGGCCATGAGTGGTGCTATTTCGACGTGCGCCCATTTGCCGCCTTTTGAGCCTATGGTATTTTTGTCGTACACTTTCCAGCTGTCACGATCACAACGGTAGCCAGCGCCCCAGCCTTTAGGGTTGGAGATGTAGGCGCTGCTGTAGTCGTGGATTTCCTCTATCTGCAAAATGTCTCTATGGTCATACAGAAAACCGATCAGGGCTTTTAATTGGGTTGGGTTACCGCCGAGGTCTACAGCTCGCCAGGTGGCGTGAACACTTTTACGAGGCGGCTGTGTGCCTACCATGTCACGATTAACAAATATGCCGAGACTCTTTACGCCAAATAGGTAGCAGCAGTAATCGACCAGCGTTTTAGTGCCCTCACGCTTAGCCGAGTGCACGGCGTCGCTGTTACCTGTATACGGTCGGCTAGTCATTGTCTGGGTCTCCTCGTTCATTATCACGCTTACGGATAGCGCCACCAGCTGCCAGGCCGGCGAGAGTACCGCCGAGGCTTAGCGTTAGTGGGCTGAGTATCTGAAAAAACTGATCGTCTACCGGTGAAAGATTATCGGGCTGATATACAAAAATCAGGCTATAAATTATGGCTACTACGCTGACAGAAACGACGCCGGCGATAGTGACGATGACTACGGCCCGTACTCTTGCCTCTAATTCCTCAGGGGTATAGCGGCGTTTATGGCGTAAGGGTGGTCGTGGTCGTATTGGCTGGGTCATCGGCTGGGTTTCGATATCGGTCGGTGCAGCCACATAAAAAACCTGCTGAGAATACGAGCAGTAGCAGAATGAGACCGCCTAGTTTTCGTAGTGCTTGGCGTGGTTTTGGCTGAGTCATAGCAATACAAGAGTACCGTATTTAGCATTTAATATATGACCAGGGGCGCTGCCCGTTATTGTTTATGCAGGCGTCACGGTACAGTACCCAGGCGTACCGTAGGTTGATCTCTGGGTCAAATGCGTCGGCTGGCCATGAGTAGCCGAGCGTGGCTAGGCCGTCGGTATGTACCCTGTTGAGTTGGGTGAGCCCCGCGTCACTACCTGAGAACGCTGTAGTAGTACAGCGGCTTTCGACATACATAATTTGGCTGAGGTCGGGCCAATAGGTCGGCAGTTCCCAGCCTGCCGCTACAGCTGTTTCGTACCATTCTCCACAGTTGCCGTACTGTGCTCGTGACTCGTCTATGTAGTCGTGTACGTCAAATGCCAGCGGTGCCTCTGTCGTCGTGGTGGTGCTGGTCGTAGTGGCCTGAGGCGCAACGGTCACGGGGATAGTGACAACGGGCGCTACCAGCAGCGGCGGTAGCGTCGTCTGTTGCGCCTCAGGTTGGTTACATGCTAAAAGAAAAAGCACGCTAATAATGGGTATGGCTCTACGCATAGGTTTTACCTCGCTCTAATTGGGCCCGTTTTAAAATTGTACCGACTCTGTACGGCCTGTGGGTATCAGGTTGGCTCTAGTGGCTCTGCTGGTATTTCGGGTTGGGGCTGCTCTAGCAGCTCTGCTGGTATTTCGGGTTGGGGCTCAGGATTAAGCCATAAAGTAATCTCGGTACCGGTAACTACCCAGCCAGACGTAAAACCTTGCTCGATAAGCCATGCACAAATACGGTCGGTAGTGTTCACGCTGAGACCTCTAACAAAATAATAGTACTGATAGTGCTATTTGTTTGTACGGTCACGCTGGCAGCGTTGGCATTGTTTGAAAATTGGGTTTTATAGGTCGTAGCAGATGTCGTAGCTGGTGTATCAAGATACGAAAGAGAGCTACTAGCGGTCACGGGTAAGGTAGAGCCGGTATAGCCAATACCGGAACCAAATGTAGCGATAACGCCAGCGGCACGTAGTAGGCGTAGGTTTGCCCCAGAGTTTAGGTCGCCTGCCTTGCTTACCGTTGGGTGCGATACTAATACTAGAACTTTACTAGATGAGCTCTGGCAGGTGATCGTAGCGGTGAGCGTCGTATCTGCGTAGGTGCTAGTCGAATTGACTGTAGGGGTAGTGGTTGAGCCCATAACGACCTGCAAAATACGAAAAGCGCCACGTAAACTATTCAGCGAGCCTGCCGGTAGAGATGTAGCAGCTGTAAAAGAGGCTGGCAATGTGGTAGGTGTAGCCATGTTTAATAGCCTAACTCATCTGGGCCGTCTAGCAGGCTGCTATCGAGCACAAACCACGAGTACTGCTGGCGTGGCGAGCCGTCTACGGTTACTGTCCAGCTGTCGGGCCGTATAAAATGCTGCACGCTGTCTAGAGACAAGTTTTGCACGATAGGGCTAGAGACGCCTAAAGCATTGCGGCGTAAAGTGAACTTGTAGCCGAGCTCTAAGTTAAGTAGCCGTGTGGCGTTTATATCGCTATACATGTTTACTTTAAATGGCTCAGACCTAAGTACGGGCTCTGCGTATTGGGCTGCTAAACCTTGCGCCATACTTAAAGCGTCTACCGTTGATAGCAGCGTATCTATTGTCACAGTTCTAGAGCCATAAGCGGTTACCGTAGCAGCGTCGCTGGCTGTTTGGGGGACGCCGATACCAGAGTTAATAACGAACGTATTAGCCATTTGGTCGGCGTCATATCTAAAACCGAACGTTTCATAGTCGATACCCTGATCGTCGCCGAATGTCGCTTGGCTGGTCATTCCCTCGGTTACCTGTTGCCAATAGTAACGATTACGAAACGTGAGAATACCTGACCTGTCCACAAAGAATAGGCCGTTTTCTGTATCGGCTATTTTCTGTAAAGCGTTTAAAGCGTTATCGTTATACTCAGACGTTGAGCAATAACCAGAGCCGGTAGCTATAGATTTAACGGCGGCAGGCCATACAGCGTTAATAATTCTGGTAGCTCTTGCTGAGGTCGTTTCACGAGACGAGAGACCTGTACCGATACCGTACACGTAGCCGACCTGCGTAGCTGATAGTCGATTAGACCATACACAAACGTCCTGCATATACCCGTAATATTGCTGCTCTGCCTCGTTTTTTAAAGATAATGCTAGCGACCAGGTGCCAAATAGTTGACTCGTGTATATGAGAGTAGGGTTATATGTAGTCCTGTCTACACCATCTATATAAATTTTACTCTCAATGCCGCCGCCGCCAGACGTAATACAGATATGGTGCGGCTGCCCATCGTTTACCCTAACGTTCGACTCTGCGTAAGGTATAAATCCTGGGTTATAGTCGTATCCGGTGACGTATACGTTACCGCTGGGATTTATGCCGACTTGTACATTATTGAGACCGATACGGCCGGCTTGAAAAAGCATAGCCGAAAAGCCGATAGCCGGCGTCTGTGTCGACTGTACCCACATAGAGATACTGTACGAGGTAGTAAAATCGTCAGTAGCAAAACCTAGCGAGCCGTTACCGTACGCAAATACTGAGCTGGCGTCGTCTAAATATTTTGCCATTGGCGGCCCTGTGAATTGGCCCATAGTCGCTGGCAGGTCTCGGCCGTTGCCGCTGCTGTCAATATATCTAGGGTTAGTGGCGTCTGTGTCGCCTAATTTCCATCGTGCATAAGGCGCTGGTAGTTCACCAGCTGAGACACGGGCCGCCATTTCATCTATAGGCGTTTTCATACCGCCCAAAATTGCTAGGCCGTCTACAGCTGTAATCGTGCTCGTGGCGTCTAGGCCGTACTGTGGGTACTCTTGCGGCCATGTTTGTATATACCCTCTGAACAGCGGCCAGGCGGTCGTACGTTCGACAGAGACCGAATTATTTTTGGTGCCTGTCCAATACGAGATACCAGAGCTGCTGCCGTCAAAATATTCGTCAGGAGTAGGCGAAATTTCAAACATGGCGTTATCAAAATAAACGTTTTGAGCCGCATAAATAGACGTTGAGTTATTAGTCGTACCTGTCCAGCTGGTCTGGCTGTCGGTTGAACCGTCAAAATAGTTATTTACGGTAGGAGAAATTTCAAGTAATACCGAGTCTAATTGGTGAGAGTCGCCGATAGCGCCTGAACCTGTCGAAGTTAAAATGAGCAAAACCTGAGTAGTAGTTGCCGGCACTATTCCTGTAGCAAATAGGCGAGTAGAACTAGCGCAAGCGTTAGAAGTCCCCGACGTTGTAGATAAAAGCGTTGCCCCATTTTTAAATTGCATATCCCATCGGTACAAACGTGTACCTAATGTACGCAAACAATAAGCCGAGATAGTCAAAGTCGAGCCTACTGTAGGAGTCGTAAAAGTGAGCAGAGGGCCGTAGCTAAGTGTACTTGTAGAGTCTGAAATAGCAGAGAATGAGCCATTTCCACCTGCGATAGTCCCTGCTACTCGTGTAAGGTTTGATCTAAACGCTGTATAGCCCGTAGTATTTGTTTCAAACGACGGGTTTGGGCAGAGGTTAGTTCGTGCAATAGCAGTAGACAAAGAGCCAGATAAACGAGCAACCAAAATTACAGTACCGGTTACCGTCACGTTTTCTGTGACTGAGAAACGAGCCCACGAGCCGGCGACTAACACGGCGTTTACCTGTGAGACGGTGCTAGTGGTAGCTGTACCGCCCTCATTATCGACGCTAACAGTACGGCCAGCTAACGTAGAGTCGGCCGGTATATAAACGTACATAGAAAAGGTATAAACGCCGGCGGCCGGTACTGTAATGGTCGTATATGCCGTGTTTGAGTCTGTAGCCGATGACATAGTTACTTTATATGAGCTGGTGCCCTCGTAGGCGTAGTCGCTTGATTTAACGGTCGGGCTCTGGGCGCTTGCCCAGCTGGTCGTATCTGTCTCAAAAGACGGGTTTACGACCAGGTTTGTACGGGTCACGGTAGACGTCGAATTATTGGTAGTGCCGGTCCAAATTGCAGCGACAGTATTACCATCAAAATAGGTACCGAGGGTTGGCGACTTTTCAACTAGCACGGCGTCTATTTGGTGACTATCGCCAATAGAGCCCGTATCGCTGCTCTGTATGCCTATTGAAAAATTTACGGCTGCGGCTGGGGCGCTGCCCGTGACACTTAATCTAGTGCTAGTAGCGCAAGTGTTAGCAGTACCGAGCGTGCTGCCAATTAAAACAGATGACGAGTTCCACCAATTTATTAGACAACGGTAACTACGGCCGCCTGTAAGCCGTAATACTTGTGCCGATACAGTAATAGGCTCAGCGGTAAACGGCATAGTACCCATCGAGATACTCGGACCGTAGCTACCTGTAGTAAGTGAAACCCCAACTAAAGACCACGAGCCGGCACCATTTGAGATAGTGCCAGCGGTCCGAGTAATAGTGGTCGTTCCGCCACCTGTTGCCCAGCTGGTCGTATTTGTCTCAAATGATGGGTTAGGGCATAAGTTAGTACGGGTCGGTACCTCGTAGGTACTTGTAATTTGTATCTGTTTACGAGGTTTAACGTTTGGGTAGTAAGGGCTGGCTGTATTAGATGGGTTAAAACGGCCGTCTCGGTTATCCAGCTCAATACGTGCCGTACCGCTATCAAACGGGTTTAAATCCTCTGCTCTGCCTCGACTAATTTCTATAGCGCGCACGTAGTCGCTGACGTCTGCCCAGGTTGGAGTAAACGAGTCCCAAGCAGAGGCAAAACTTATCTCTGTTTTAGTGGTGGGCGGTTTAGCCATTATCTGCGCCAGCCGTTGCCATTACGGCGTTCAAAATCACGTATAGCGTTGACTACGGCCTGAGGGTCGGCCGACGTGACCGTAATATTTATGGTATTACCGCCAGCGGTGGTGGCCGCCATTGGGGTTACTGTAGCGCCTTGCGGCAGGTTCAAAAGTTCTGGGCCTTTTTCTCCTACCCACGAGAGACCAGCGCCGACGACCGTACCGCCGGCAGCCAAACCGCCGATACCGCTAAAGAAACCGAGGCCTGGCCCTGGGCCGAGTGCGGCCATACGCCGTGCTATACCTGCCGTATCAAGAGCGTTTAGCAGCGCCCACATTTGATCAAATTTCCCTTGGTCAAATAGTAGAGTAACTTTAGTTTGTATCTCTGGCGGTAGCTCTAGGGCCTGCATAACCTTATCTATTTGCGTCCAAGTATTCTCTAGCTGTTTGTTAAAATCTTTTACGCTCTGTTCGCTGCCGCCGAAAGCCTCAGCCGCTTTAATTTTTAGATCATCAAATGAGGTATCTAGGTCGTCCCACATAACCTGGTCAGATAACTCGTTTTTAAGGTTTGACCATTGCTCGCTATAGCCCTCTACTGCTGCCGCTGCGTCGTTAATGAGGCCGGCAGACTCGGCAGTTCTGGCGTTTAGCTCTGCCGTGTTTGTTATTTCCTCTCGTAAAATGGCGTTAAATTTGTCGGTCGTTTCGGCGTATGCGCCGTTTGCTTTTGCTAACTCGATAAACGTTTTGGCTGTTGCTGGGCTCTGTTGGGCTAGCCGTCTAAATGCGTACGTCTGTAAATCGGTGACGTCGGTAAGGTTGCCGTTTGCCTGAGCTGTTTTTAATGCGTAAAAAGCCATGTTATATTGGTGAATTATCTGGTCTTTAGACGCTCTTGATACGGCTAGTAAAGCGTTTTCGTAATCTGCCAGAGTTTCGTTACGGTTTTTGTCTTTTCCTGCTTCCCATTGTGAGTAAATCTGTAAAGCCGCAAACGCTGCAAGGATTGGGGCCATAGCTATAGACGCTGTACCAGCTGCTACGCCGAGGCCTTGTAATGCTGTTGAGCCTGCTTTCATTACTACGGCCATAGTGACAGCGCCTACGATTACCTGCTGTTGGGCTGGGCTTAAATTATTGAAACCGTCGATAATGGGTTGTAATACGTCCATCATTGCCGTTAATGCTGGTATTAGGGCTGTCCCTATTTCCTCTTGCATATCTGCAAATGACGCTTGCGCTATTTTCATTTTGCCGGCGGTCGTTTCGGCGGCCTCTTGTGTAGCGCCACCAAACGTGGCTACGAGGCTTTGCTGTATTTGGTCAAATGCTAGGGCCTTACCTGTAGCGTCTTTAGTTTGTATGCCCAACTTAGATAGGGCTACGGTGCTGCCGCCGTAGGCCTTACCTAAAGCCAGGCTCACGGCCTCTAATGGCTTACCTGTAGCGGTAGAGACATCTAACGCAATATTTAGTAGCTGCTGGCTTTTCGTTTGGTCTTTAGTAAACCTGGTTAGGGTGGCAAACGCTGGCCGTAGTTGGTCATCTAGTACGCCGGTGGCGTTCTGAGTTTTCTTTATGTAATCCTCGATACTTGCTATCTGTTCTGCACTAGCGCCTGTAGAGGCTTTTAGCTGGCGCTGTAGTTCCACCTGTGCGGCGGCGTCGCTCATAGCGGCTTTTACAGACTCTTTACCAAAATTTATGATAGCGGCGGTACCTACGGCCAGGGCCACGTTTTTAGCTAGGTTTTTCATTTGGTTATCAAATGAGCCGGCGGCCTGCTCAGCCTGTTTTAATCCTGCTTTAAATTTGGCGGCGTCGGCAATAACGTTTACAGATATTGCAGCTGATTTATTTGCCATACGCTTTACTCATTCCTGACTCGATTATCTTATCCCAATCGGCCTGAGTGCGCCGTGTACCTGTTTTAGCGGCAGCCCGTTTAGCTGCTGGTGCTGTACCGCTAGACGGTTTACAAAAGCCGTTAGTAATGCCTTCTAAGTGTGCCAGGTATGTATCGAGTACCTCGCCGTGCCGTCGGTCTATGGCCTGATATAGGAATGGCTGAGGCGTAATATTTCGGCGTCCCCAGCCGAAATGGATAGGGCCGGCATACGGTACGCTTTTTATACCTGCCCGTACCTTGCCGCCTGTCTCTACCATTGCGGCCCTAATGGAATTGCGGAGACGACCAGATACGACCGGTACGATACTTTTAGCCTCGTCGGCGACGATGGTAGCTGAGGCATAGCCGGCAGCTCTAAAATCTTGTGTAGCGTTTTCGCTTAAGGTCTTAAATGCACGGCGTAGCTGGTTAAGCCCATCTATCGTTACTGTCGTTTGCTGTACGGCCATGCTGCGCTCTCTGTTCGAGTATGTTTACCATTTCCTCAAATATGAGCATAGGCGTATCTAACAGCTCGTTAGGTGCTATACCGGTGAGTATGGCTACCTGAGCTATTAGTTTATGGTGCCAGCCTGGGCCGTCTGCTCTTTTCCCATAATGTTTACTGCTTGAATGGTTGGCAGCCATTCTGGGAACGGTTTTACGACGATACCGCTATTACGGCACGCTGCCCAGCCCATAAATGCCAGCGGTTTAAACGTTGGTTTTGTTGCCCAATCTGTCCAAATTAGGCCAGGGTGGGCATCTTCCCAGGCGCACATAACCGAGATCGTGATAGGTACCCTGTGTACGGGCCCATCTACTGTTACTACCTCTAGCTCGTTTCCTACCATGCTGCTATTCCCCTTTTTTATGTTTAATTATGTTTAATGATTAGGCAGTAGTTTTAACGATGTCGCCACCAGAGAGCGTAATTTGTGTCATCGGAATTTCGCCGACCTTGCCGGTGCCGAGTGGCGTATGAGACTCGACGAAAGCGTTAGAGTACGTGTAAGTCGGGTTAGTAACCGATGTAGCGGCCGAGGTCGGTTTAACGACGACGGTGACAGTTGTACCGACCAACGGGTAGAGCGTTGCCTCTGTTTTGCTAGCTGCAAAATCTACATAAAAGTTAATGCTCATGGTGTCGGCTGAGAGGCCTGTAGCGTACCGTCGGGACGTCATACCCATACTCGTTATTTCAACTTTTTCGGCGGCGTGCGTAATTTGGACACTATCAACCAGCGATGATAGATCGACAGCGCCGATAGTGACGGTACACGATTTGAGAATTTCTACGGCCATTTTGTTATTCCTTGTCTGTTTTGGTTTTGCTGGGTTCTGCCTTTAAATGACCGCCGAGTATTAGCGCCTCAATGTTAAGGCCGTCTAGTTGATCGTCGGTTACTGTTGAGCCTTGCGGCTCACGAAAGTTGTCGCTCAATACTTTGTACGTTGTCATTATCCGATTACCTCTATCTGGTACCTATAGCAGAGCATGTCGGCACCGCTTACTGTAATAGTAGTAGGTGAGGCGCTTAATACTCGGCATGTCTGCACGCTGCCACCTAACGTGGTATCTGCCTCGATAGCGGCCTTGACAGAGCCGCTGCCGCTGCCGGCTAGATAGGCGTCTAGTTTGTCTTGTGCTGCCCGTTCGCTCATACGGCCGACGATAACCATTACCTCAATATCGCCGTGATC